TTATGTCTTTTTAATTCATCACCTTTTTTATAAATTCTTGCATAAGTATATGCAGGATATAATTTTAATCCTGTTGTTTTTTCCATAACTGGTTGACATTTCAACATTAAAGTTTCCATAGCAATATCAGAGTAACAAGAATAAGTATTTGGTATTTGTTCATTTTCTCCTTCATAATATCCAATTAAAGTTTCATATGGAGAAATGTACCTCTGTGCTCTACAAGTATCTAAAACTTGTTTTTGCATACAAAAATAATTTGCAACAAATGCAGCTAGATCTTTTGATATTGCTTTTCTAATAACTGTGTATTTATTTTTTTTAAATGACATCTTTAGCCATTTCTTTTGGTACAGCTTGTATATTCCAATGTATAAATCTAAATGGTTCTTTACCATGATCTACTGCAAATTCATGTTCTAAGTATCCTGGAAATATAATTAAAGTTCCAGGTGTTACTTTAAAATGAATTAATTCAGTTCCATGAAATATACCATTACCATTTTTTAATTTTAATTTTGTAGCACGTGCACCAGTACGTGGTTCATGAAATATTGGAAAAGAAGTTTTATCACTTGATTTTAAAAAATAAAAACCAGATACATGTTGATTCCAATGTATATGTGCATTATGATGTCCTCCACCTTTTTTAGCAAACTCTTGTACCCATAACTCACTAAACATTGTAGTATATTGCTGCATATCAAAACCTTGCCAATCTAAAAACTCCCAAGACTTTTGACCTATATAATTTCTAAAATCTAAAAATTTGTTATCATGGGTAAGTGGAGTAGAGTGGTAACTTCTTCCAAAGTCACCGTGTTCTTTAATATAATTTTTTTCTCTTTTTCTTGCATCTTTTATATATTGATTAGAAGCTTTATTAAGAGATTTTATAAACTCTGGTTTTTGATCAATCCATATAGGTGTCTTAAAATATTCATTAATTATCATATTATTTAAAAGGATATCCAAGGTTCCACATTACCAATGAATATCTTACTCCTTTCGTTACAGGTTTCACTCTATGCCATACAAATGAAGGAAATACAATAATAGATCCCTTCGGTAATATTTCTTTTGCTTGTTTTAAATGTTTGACTTCTTCTCTCATGTGAGGTTCGTAATTTCTAAAATCAAATTCTAATTCACCACCTTCATATTCTGAGCCATCTGTTAATTGACAAGTCATAGATAGTTTTCTAACTTTACCATGTTCTTCGGTATTAGGTTTATGGTAAGGTTTATCCCAACCATCACAGTGCCAATCATAGTATTGATTAAGTTTATATTTTGTAAATTGACAAGACTCACTTCTATCCCAATCAAAATTCCAACCAGCAGCTTTATTTGCTTGATGTATATATGGATGTAATTCTTTATATATCCAAGTATCATCTAACCAGACTAAATCAGAATTTCTTTTCTTTTTCATATCTTTAATTTCATCACGAGTTAATTTTCTATCTCCATAGCCACCAGTTCTAGCCATAGATTCAGATTTAGATAATCCGTATTTAATTATATCATCACAAATTTTAGGAGGTATTGCAGATGTGAAATACCAATAGTAATTAGATATATTCATAAGTTATTGTCTGTATAAAATTCAATGAATCTTTCTGTTTGTTTTTTATGTAATACATATTTGTTGATGGAAACATAATAAACATATTATCTTTTAATTCTATATCCCAACTTCTTCCTTTACGTCTGTTGTCTTCATAATGTATTTTAACAAAACAATCTTTAACCTTAACACCATAAAGCATTGTAAAGTCTGGAGAATTTCGTAAATCCACTGGATCAACTTGCAATAAAGGAATTGTTGTTTCCGCAGGTTTATAGATATTTCCCCACGTTGATTTGTTAACTAATTTAATATTATGTTCAACACCAATATGGTCTTGCATATATGTATTTAACATATCCCAAGTTCTTGAAAATGGAAATTCTGAATCTGTAAATGTTGATTGTAAAATGTCTCCTGATAATTTATCTCTATCAATGTCCCAATCTTTAGGCATTGTTATATCACCAAAATATAATGCTTGTTCTGTTAATACTTTCTTGTCCATACCACCACCAGATATATATTATGCTATTCTATTTGTCAAATCCCAAGACTGTCCTTCTTCATTCCAATCATGGCTCCATAAATGAGTTCCAGCTGTATTTTGATTTTGTTGTTCTTCAGTTAATGTTGGAGCATCTCCAATTGGAGATTGCCATCTTGCTTCTGAAATTAATTTTACCCATGAAGCATAAGGTTTTGGTGGCCAAAAAATATTGTTATCTTCATCCCAAGTATAACCAATACCTGCATAGTTTCCTCTTAATGGAGTTCCACCTTCTTTATGTTGGTTACCTGCTGTATTGTATGAAGTTTGAATCCACATTTGTGCAGGCCAATTATTATGTAATTCTAAATATTGTTGTCCTACTGCTTCATCTTCAACACCATCAGCATTTAACATATCTTTGTTATCAAGTGTTAATACTTGAATAACTTTACTGTTAGCTCCTAGTTTTGCGAAATGTGCCATAATTGTCTCCTATTATATATTAATTTTAATTTTTATTCAACTACTGAAATTTGTATTTAATTATAACAATTCCAGATCCACCATTACCGCCTCCAGGGCTACCAGCTCCAGCAGTTCCTCCACCACCGCCACCTCCAGTGTTAGTAGTTCCAGCGTCTCCTGCATCAGGTCCAGGTCCACCCCCATCACCACCTCCTCCAGGGCCACCACTTCCTCCTGTTCCAGTGAAGCATGCTCCACCACCGCCACCTCCAGCATAAACTCCTGAATTTGGTTGACCAGGATAATTTGTACTTACATCTTTTCCATTTCCACCAGCTGTTCCAGGTGCTCCATCACCTTGACCTTTTGGTCCACCTGCTGTAGTTGCTCCACCACCACCTGTAGAACCTTGATCGCTATAAGAAGTAATATTGTATGCTCCTCCAGGATTTCCTTGTGGAGGACTTACAGGTGGAGTGTTTCCAACTCCTCCTGGATCTGGATCACATCTTGCTCCTGAACCTCCTCCAGAACCTCCATCTACTCCAGCAGTTCCTCCACCACCACCTCCAGCTGAAGTGTATGAAGTTGATAATGCTGCTACTGAATTAGAACCTGATGCACCTGTTCTACTAGGGTTAGTTCCACCTGAACCACCACCACCAACAGTAATTGGATAACCCGTAGCAGTAACTGGAATGGATGTAAGGTCTCTTAAACCACCAGCTCCTCCACCACCTGATGCAAAACCACCTCCACCTCCACCTGCTACTACAACAGTGTCAATAGTATCTGATCCTGCAGGATTACCTACAGAACAAACTGTAAAAGTTCCTGGACCAGTGAATCTGTGAAATTTGTAATCTCCTACAGTTGTAATTGTTCCACCTGTAGCAACTATAAATGCTGCATTGTCAATAGCACTTGCTTGTGCAGCATCGATTGATAACCAACCTTGTGTTGCATCAACATAAACTAATACTATGGTTCCGCCTTCTATACTTATTTCAAAATCATCAGCTACACCTTGAATATTAGAACCATTACGACCAATAGAAATTTTATTTGTATCAGCTGTATTTGCATAATCAGCAATACCTACCACATCACCTGCACTTGGGGAAGAAGGTAATGTTGCCGTAATTGATCCAGAAGTTGTATTTACAAAATATCCATTTCCTGAAACAGCTGTAAAATTTCCTGTTTTAGCAGTTGTGTCCCAAGTAATTGCACCAATATTTTGAAAAACTCCTTGGTCTATTAAAGTTGTTCCGTTTGAATTTATTCCCATAATTTTACCTATTGATATTTATACCTAATTATAACTATTCCGCTGCCACCAGCACCCGAAGGTCCTGGAAATCCTGCACCAGCTCCTCCTCCACCGCCACCAGTGTTTGTTGTTCCTGCTGTTCCTGTTCCACAACCAGGGCCACCACCAGCTCCAGCTCCACCACCACCTGTTCCGCCTGCAGCACCTGTTTCATTTAAAGGTCCTGCAAATCCTGCTCCACCACCGCCACCAGCGTAAGTGCCAGAATTTGGTAAACTAAAACCTGGAAAAGAAGGTGAAAAATCAGTTCCTGCCCCACCAACTCCAGCATTACCTGATCCTGGTGTTGCAGTTCCTCCGACTGCACCGTGACCTCCTCCTCCGCCACCAGGAGTATTGTTACTTCCTGGTCCACCATTGTTTCCTTGTGATGGACTAACGGGAGGTGAATTACCAGTTCCGCCTGCTCCAAAAGTAGGCGCACAACCTTTTCCTCCACCACCTCCACCCGATCCGCCAGATAAACCTGGTCCTTCAGGAGAAGTTCCTCTACAATTTCTTCCACCTCCACCTCCTCCAGCAGAAGTAGTTGAACTAAAAACTGAATTTGATCCATTATTACCAGTGAGATTATCACTGGTAACAGGTGCTCCACCACCACCTACTGTAATTGGATAACCTGTAGCAGAAACAGTAATACAACTAATGTTTCTAGCACCTCCTGCTCCGCCGCCGCCAGTTACTCTTGCACCTGAACCTCCACCTGCTACAACTAAAGTATTTAGTTCAGTTCCTGGTCCACAAGGTGCTGTAGAAACACAGAAAGTACCTGGTCCTGTAAAAGTGTGAATTTTATAATCTCCAACAGTTGTTATTGTTCCTCCTGTAGCAACCATATATGTTACTGATTGTGCTACGTCACTTGCTTGAGATGAATTTGTTACTAACCAGCCTTTAGTTCCGTCTACATAAACTAGTAACACAGATAAACCTTCTATATTCATTAAATAATCTGCTGCAGTACCATTAATATTTGACCCATTTCTTCCTATAGTGATTGCATTAGTATCTGCTGTATTTGCATAATCTTTTATACCTACGATGTCACCTGCAGAAGGTGAGCTTGGAAGTGTTACCGTAAATGCAGCAGATGTTGTATTACAAAAATATCCATTTCCTGAAACAGCAGTAAACCCTGAAGTTTTAGCAGTTGTATCCCAAGTGACCGCTCCTATGTTATTAAAAACTCCGTTATCTATTAATGTTGTTCCGCACGAATTTACACCCATAATTTTACCTATTTATATTTATACCTAATTAATACAATTCCGCTACCACCATTTTGAGCTCCTCCAGCAGGCGTTCTTTCACCACCTCCGCCACCTCCGCCAGTGTTAGCTACTCCTGCACCTGAAGCGCAACCTGAGTCTCCTCCACCACCTGTTCCACCAGATCCTCCTGCAGCATCTCCATTTGGAGTACCACCTCCGCCACCGCCTGCAAAAACTCCACAAGCACTTGCTCCAGCGTTTGATCCGTTTGCTATATAATATGGTTTAGGTGCCGTTCCAAAAATAGGAGTTACACTTGTTCCATTTCCTCCATCGCCACCTGCTCCAGGTGTACTTCCTGGTCCAGCATTTTGCCCAGAGGCTCCAGACCCCCCTCCACCTCCAGCAGAAAAAGGAGATGTAGAAGAATTACCACCAGGATTACCTTGCGGAGGACTTACAGGTGGAGTGTTTCCTGAACCTGCTCCTGAAGAAGATCCTGTAGGTGCACCGCCGCCACCAGATCCTCCTGAACCACCAGAAGTTTCTGGAGCATCATTATCTCCACCACCACCACCTCCAGCAGAAGTAATTGAATTAAAAACTGAATTACTACCACTACAGCCTCTGCTTCCACCTGAACTAGGTGCTGATCCTCCAGCACCAATAGTAATAGGATAACCTTGTACAGAAATTGGAGAGCAAGTTTGTGTTCTTAATCCTCCAGCTCCACCGCCACCACCTTTTGGAGAACCGGGAGCACCACCGCCGCCTCCTCCACCAGCGACAACTAAAAAATCTATATTGCTAGGTCCGCCTGCTCCATTATCTCCTATCTGTGAAACACAGAAAGTACCAGGTGATGTAAAACTATGAATTTTGTAATCTCCATCAGTGGTTATTGTACCACCTGTTGCTATTGTATAAGCACCTGTAATATCACTATTTTGTGCTGAAGATGTAACTTTCCATCCTTGTGTTCCATCAACATAAACTAAAAATACAGATCCTCCTTCTATTTCAAGTTTAAAGTCATCAGCTACACCTTGAATATTAGATCCGTTTCTACCAATTGTAATATTATTTGTGTCAGCTGTATTTGCGTAATCTTTAATACCTACGATATCACCTGCAGAAGGTGAACTTGGAAGCGTTACTGTAAATGCTGATGATGTAGTATTACAAAAATATCCATTACCACTTACAGCAGTGAATCCTGAAGTTTTAGCTGTAGTGTCCCAAGTAACAGAGCCAATGTTTTGAAAGACTCCTTGATCTAACATTGTAGTTCCACATGATAAAACACCCATTATGAATCTCCAACTTTATCTAATTTTATTTTAAATTTCTCACCTGATTTATTATTGATAATAAATATATCATTATTACCTTCTTGAAGAGTCCAGTTTCCTTTAGTTCCATCTACAATATTACCTTCATTTTTAGCTTCATTAGATAAATGTAAATCCCCTGTATATAAATTTCTCCACACATTTCCCGAAGCTCCTAAATCGTAAGTATCGTTTGCACCAGGCACAATATTTCCTGTAGCAGTTATGCCTCCTGAAGTAACGTCGCCAGCAGTGATGTCTCCTAAGTCAGCTGTGATATCTACAACATTAGTTCCATCAGAGTATAAAATTTTATATCCTTTATCTGTAGTAGACCATGTAGCACCTGTTCCAGAAGTAGTTTTAAAAGTTACTGTAAAAGCACCAGATGTTGCATTTTCAACTAAATAAGTTTTTTCTATTGAATCTGGAATAACTACATTTACATTAGTAGTAATGGTTCCGGTTAATCTTAAAACTTGATTTTTACCATTTGATAAAACACCATTTGAAAAAGTTAGAGTTGCACCAGTAGTTGCATTTAATCCTACCGCATCATAACCACCGATTGCTTGCTCAAGAATTAGTAAATTAGTGTTAGTAAACTGTCCCCAAGTTCCTGAGTTTTCTCCAGTTTGTTGAACAGTTAATTTTAAACTTGCTGATGTAGTATTAGCCATATTTTAGATTCCTTAAATTATATCATAATATTGTATTTATGCAGCAGTGTCAACTTCTGTCCATGGTTGAACCGTTCCTGTATTTACTTCTGTCCATATAACATTTTTAACAGTTCCTTGAGCCATTGTCATAGCAATTCCAGTTGGTCTAGCGACAGCATCATCAGCTTCTGCTTGGCCTTCCTGCATAGTCAATTCTTGA